AATGTAGCCCAGCACCAAGACTTCCTCCGTGGTCTCACATCGCTTGGAGCACTTGATACAAGCTATGCAGCCCAGCACCAAGACTTCCTCCGTGGTCTCACATCGCTTGGAGCACTTTATACAAGCTATACAGTTCAACACCAAGACTTTCTCCGTGGTCTCACATCGCTTGGAACACTTGATACATATAATGCAGCCCAGCACCAAGATTTTCTAAGTGGTCTCACATCGCTTGGATGACTTTATACATATAGTGTAGCCCAGCACCAAGACTTCCTCCGTGGTCTCACATCGCTTGGAAGACTTTATACAAGAAATACAGCCCAGCACCAAGATTTTCTAAGTGGTGCAAGCAATGTGTTTAAAGAGCCGTTTATTTATGCAGATAATATTCTTTCTACTATAATCTCGACAAGAGAGCTGGGAGATGGGGTTGTTGTTCATCAAACAAAAAGGGTTGGTTATGAGGATATTGAGTTCATTGCAACAGATGGGAAGATTTTCGCACACGCATCGAGCATTATAATGGCTCTTATTGACCTTCGTTTTAAGAAATCAGATAGAGATACCAGTTGGCTGAAAGATAAAAAATTAACAGATAAACTCTCGTTTGATGATTCAGTTCTTGCATATCGACTTATAACAGGAGCTTGTAGCGGAGGTGTTGAGGGATTTCTAAAGAATCACAAGAAACAGGAGAAATATCAGATTGCCGAAATCATTGAGTTCACAAGAGGGCAATATGGAAACGAGACATTTAAAGAATTCTTTGGAGCGGTTAAATAATTTTGTATCAATAAATATATAATTCCCAATTATTAAAATTAGGTACAACACAAAAGTAAATGATGATTTTTTGTACTGGAGAGTTTTGATAGATGGTGTAGAACATTTAGCTTCTGATATTAAAATAAATGTTACATAATATACCACTAAAGATTTTATTTAAGGTGTAGTTATAAAGCATCGAATAACATGTGAAAGTGATAATGTAGTTTGGGATAACGAAAATAAAAGTGTAATTATAAATTAATAAAAAATTATGAACGAATCATCAAAAGAATTTCAGAATTATGCTACAAAGCATTTGGGTATCGGAAGTTTGAATTTACATAACTTCAACAAAGCAATGATGCCAACTTCAATTATGAGTCCTATGGCTATGACTCCTAATATTATTGAAGAAAGACAAATGAATGTTATTGCTATGGATGTTTTCAGTAGATTGATGGCTGATAGAATTATTTTCTTAGGCTTGCCTATTGATGACATGATTGCAAATATCGTTGTAGCTCAATTGTTATTTTTACAATCAGTTGACACGAAGAAAGACATTTCTATTTATATAAATTCTCCGGGTGGTTCTGTATATGCAGGTCTTGGTATTTATGATACCATGCAACACATAGGTCCAAGTGTTTCTACAATTAATACTGGATTAGCAGCTTCTATGGCATTCGTTTTAATGGTGGCAGGAGAAAAAGGTATGAGACAATCCTTGCCACATGCTAGATTTATGCAACACCAACCTCTTGGTGGAGCTCAAGGCCAAGCTTCTGACATTGAAATTGCAGCTAATCAAATAAAAATTGCTAAAAAAGAATTGTATGATATTATTTCTCATCATACAGGTCAGAGCTATGACAGAATTCTTGCTGATGCAGATAGAGACTATTGGATGTCTGCTTCTGAGGCGAAAGATTACGGATGTGTTGACGTTGTTTTAAAACCAAAGAGCAAAACCAAAAAATAATGGGTATCTTTAATATGAAATACAGCGATGAAGAGGTCCGAAACATCATGAGAAACGAAGGCCTTGAATACGCTGTATTTAATTTTATGGAGCTGGATGGAATAGAAAACGATGAACTGCAAAGACTTTGTAAGGAGATGAGAGATTCTAGGGATAAAGTTGAACAGTTTATGATTAAAAAATTTGGGGAAAATTGGCAAAAATGGAATACAGAGGATTAGTTGTTAAAGATGAAAATAATGAATGTTTGCTTTTTTTTGAAACAAGAAAAGGTGAAGTATCAGACGGTATTCCTATTACAGATAGTCAAGGAGTGTATGGTTTTTTAAATGAAAAACAAATAAGTTTATGCACTATTCAGTTTTGTGACGGAACAGAGCCAAAGTCTTTTGATTATTTTGAAAATATAGAAGATATATTTTTTAAAATAAGAGATATAGCTGTACTAACTTTGATGAATGAAGATAATCCGGGGAAAACAGCTTTGGAGGCTATAAAAGAAGACGGTGATGAAATAGCTGAGCATTTTTTTTCTGACGATGAAATATATAATCATGGAAATTAATAAAAAGAAAATAGCAATTTATCCAGGAAGTTTTAATCCATTCACAATTGGTCATTTGAATATTCTGGAAAAGGCAGAGGCAATATTCGGAAAAGAGAATGTTATAATAGCAGTCGGTATAAATCCAACAAAATTTGACCCACAAACTCTACAAGCTTTAATAGAAGGGCAAATGAAGTTTGAAGAACTTGGTCAAATTAGAAATATAAAAATGAACCTGCCAAGTAAAAATGTAGAAGGGTATATTAGTTTTTTAACTGATTATGTTTGGGAGAAAGAAAAAGAAGGATATGACGTAACAATTGTAAAAGGCTTAAGAAATGGGGATGATTTGGATTATGAAGTAAATCAATTGAGGTTTATGGAAGATATGAAACCAGACATTAAAGTTATGTTCATTGTGTGTGATAAACAATATGAACATGTATCTTCAAGTGCTTATAGAGCATTAGAGGCACTTAAACCTGGTTCTGGACACAAATATTTAGCAAAAGAAATATAAACAACAAATAAAAAATAAAATGGAAATCATTGGAACATTAAAAGCAAAATCTGATACAAAGCAAGTATCTGAAAAATTTAAGAGTCGTGAATTTGTTCTTACAATAGAACCTAATTCAAAATATCCACAACATGTGGCATTTCAATTATCGCAAGACAAATGTTCTTTAGTTGATTCTTGTAATGTTGGAGATGAATTAAGAGTTCAATTTAATTTGCGTGGTCGTGCTTGGACAAACCAACAAGGAGAAGAAAAGTATTTTAATACATTAGATGCTTGGAAGATTGAAAAATTAGTTGGTAGCAATTCAAACGCTCCGCAACAATCAAATTCAACACCAGCTTCTACAAACGAGGAGCCTGTACAAAACCAAAACTCAGGTCCTGTTTTTGATGATAATGATGATTTGCCTTTCTAGGAATGGAAATACTGTTAAAAGATAGATTCTTAGGTTGTCTTGTAGGTTTAGCTGTTGGTGATGCTTATGGGACAACTTTTGAATTTAGAAATAGGTCAAGAATGCCAAATGAACTTCCTGATGATATTGTTGGAGGTGGTCCATTTGATATGAATCCGGGAGAATGGACAGATGATACCTCTATGGCATTATGTCTTGCAGAAAGTTTGGTTGAAAACGGCTGGGCTCCACACGACCAAATGTATAGATATACAAAATGGTGGCAAGAAGGCTATAATAGTGTTAAAGGAGAGTGTTTTGATATTGGTGGAGCTACAAGAAGAGCTCTTAGTTGGTATAATATGAACGAAGGAAGGCAGTATGTGCAAGACACACAGGCTGTAGGAAATGGTGTTTTAATGAGATTAGCTCCTTTGCCTATGTTCTACTATGGAAATATCAGTGAAGTTCTTTCTAAAGCTTCTTTTGAATCTATTATGACACATCCTTCATCACAATCAATTCAATGTAGCATGTTGTTTGGGGCTATGATAAATAAAGCTTTGTCTGGAGAAAAAGATAAGATGAAAATTTTGAATTTTGATTCTTTAATGGATGAAAATTCAAAACAAATGTATAAAGAAATTTGCGATAAATACAACTGCAACGAAAACGGTAGAATTGAATCTATAAAGAAAGTTGAATATAAAGATTATTCTTTAGAAAAACTTTCAGGTGATGGATATTGCGTTTATACTTTAGAAGCTGCTTTGTGGGCATTTTTAACTACTGATAATTTTAAAGATGGACTCAAGAAGGTTGTTTCTCTTGGAGATGATACAGATACAACTGGGGTTGTTTATGGACAATTAGCAGGAGCATATTATGGAATAAACAATATTCCTTGGGTTGATAAAATAGCTTGGATTGATAAAATAAAAAATTTAGCTTCTGATTTATATAGCAATCATTTTAAAATTAAATAAAAATAATGGAAACAGATAAGTATGTATTTTTTTGGGGAGGTCCATTCTCTCAATGGTATCCTTCTAAATTCGTAATTGATGGAATTACTTTTACTCATGCCGAACAATACATGATGTATAAAAAAGCTATGCTTTTTTCAGATGCAGAAACAGCTGAAGAAATTTTAAAAGCAAAAAGTCCAAGAGACCAAAAAGCTCTAGGAAGAAAAGTAAAAGGTTTTATAAAAGAAGAGTGGGAAAATCATTACAAAAGATTTGTATATGATGCTAACAAGGCAAAGTTTACTCAGGATGATAAGTTATATAAAGTTTTGATGTCAACAGGTGACAAAGAGCTTGTAGAAGCTAGTCCTGAAGATAAGATATGGGGAATTGGTTTGCATGAATCAGACCCACGTTGTTTAGATAAAAACCAATGGCAAGGAACCAATTGGTTGGGAGAGGCAATCACAAAGGTAAGAGAGGATTTAAAAAACAATAAAAAACAAGGTTCTTATGGTTTAATGTGCCCTATGGTATAAATTATGGAATTTTATTTTAGCCCAGAAAATATACAAAAATTCAAAGAGATTGTTTCTTTGGAGATGTGTAAAGTAGAAGCTATTTCTGCTTTTAATGAAGAATATACTTCTTTGGAACTTGTTGGAACAAGTGGTTGGGATAATTATAAGACTATAATAAAAAATTCTTCTTTTACAGAATTTTGCAAGTCAGAAGATTTGTTAGGATGTTTATTCCCAGTAATTACAAATATTGGTTCTGAAATAAGAAATAAACCTGAAAGTATAAATGCAATTATTTTAATACCATTTGATAAAAGAACAAAGTTTTTAACTCAGCCTAAAATAGAAGGAAAAGAGCCTCTTAAGTTTAGTGATTTTTCAAATACATTTCATGTATGCTCTGAGTTTATAGATGAGTTTTATTCACTTAAAAAAAGCGAAATATTAAACATTAAATTTTTAAGTTATGAATCAAGTAAGTTTAAGGACCTTGATTATTTAGAACTTGAATTAAGTGATGAAAAAGAAAAAAAGATACTTAGGGTTCTAATTGACAATTATAACATATTCACTTTTCCAGGGCTTTTAAACATATCCAATAATAATGAGTTAATATCAATATCTTCTCAGGCTAGAAAATTTATGTCTGAGCTTTTAATTTCAAAAAGTAAAATAACATTTTTTACAGAAAAAGAAAAAGGGTCAGAATATAAAAAGAACAAAAGAAATAACTGGGATGAAGATGAATATTGGCAATCTAATATAGGAAAAGAAGTACAGCCAAAAGTTATTCAATGGATTAAAGAAAATGAAAGTTTTGTTTTTGATTTCAGGGAAAAATATACTTTCAAAGATTTAGATGCTATAGACTTCGATGACAAATATCTTCACAGCTTCTTAACAAAAGAAGAGAAAGAAGAAAAAAAGAAATCCCTAATAGACAACGAAGACTATGAGGGATTGGAAAAGTTTAAAGATAAAAATTAAAGTTCTTTATAATCTTCTTCAACTAATGCTCTGAAATAATCAGAAATATTTAGCGTATCTTTTCTTTTGGATAAGCATTTGTTTATTTTATTATAAAGTTCTTGGTCTACTCTTATAGATAAAACTTTATTTTTTATTTTCTTTGGCTCCTCTGAGAATTCACAATCAATCTCACAGTCAATTAAATGTTCATCATAATTTAATCTCTTAATTTGAACATCACGCCAAGGGCTAGAATATTTTCCAGTTTTCTCATCTAAATATTTATCTTTAGAATATATAGGGTGGATGTCCCATTTAAATTTTTTGGCAATGAAGGTATTATCTCCATTCAGCGAGTTTACCCATGTTTTATAAAAGAATTCAAATCCGTTTGGACTTGATATTATTACACACTTAAAATTTTTTATGGCACTTAGACAAGGAAAGATGTTTATCCATATATCTTCTAGATTTTTTATATAAGCAGCTTCGTCTATAACTAAAAAATGTATTTGTTCTCCTTTCCCGGCATCTGCTGTTGGCGATTTGGATATTATTTTACATCCATTAAATAGAGAAAACACTTTTGTGTTGTTATCTTTTATTTTAAAAGATAATTCTTCTTCTAGGTTGTATTTTTTTATAAAATCAAAAACAATGCTCTTAACCCAGTTTAACAATCTTTTTGTTGAATCGCTATTATTAGATAATAACAAAACTGTTTTGTCTTTATTGAATAAAACATACCAAGCAACATAAGCACAGGCAATAGAGCTCAAATGCATTTGCCTTGCTTTATTTGAAATTGTAAAGTCATTTGAGTGTATAAATTCAATGAATTTATTTTGATAGTCAAAAGGCTTTATTTTACCCATTTTAACTTTAAATACATCAAAACCATTCCATTCTTCATTTATAAATGCAACGGGGTCATTGTTGTATTTTAGAATTGCTTTATATTTTCCATTATCCATAGTATTACATTTTTTGTTTTTTGTCATACATTTTATAAATAGTATAAAAAAATGGAACTTTTTTGGATTCCATACGTATAATAAATAAAAACAGTCAGAATTGTCATGAAACAGTTAGTTATTTTAATACTTTGGTTGTCAGCGATTTGTGCTTTTGGCCAGAATCAAAAAGAGATTTCTAAAATTGATAATATCCTATCTAATTATAGCTCTGAGAACAAGCTAAATTCTGAATTTGACGTATTCTGGAAGAAAAATGAGGAGGCTTATAATCTTTCTAAGGAGATTGAATATAAAAAGGGTATTGCTCGTTCAGCTTCAAACCTTTCTATGGTTTATGAAACTCAATCTGATTATAAAAAAAGTTTAGAATATGCCTTGGAAGCTGAAAAAGTCGGTTCTAAAATCAAAGACACCTTCTCTATTGCCAATGCTAAACTGCAAATTGGTAACATTTATTATAACACAGGAGATTTAAAGAAATCAAAAGAGTTTTATTGGCAAGCTTATAACATAGGAAAAGTTTGTTCTGATAATATTATAATGGGAGATGCCCTTAATAGTATTTCAAATTATTATCAAGGTGTTGATTCTGTTGAGCTGGCTTTGGTTTATTCAAAGAAATCCCTGGAAAAATATTTAAGTTCACAAGAAACTGGTAAAATTTGTGTTACCTATCTAAAAATAGGTATTCTATTTTTTTATGTTGATAACAACCCGGACTCGGCAAAAGTTTATTTTGAAAGAGCTGAAGAAAGCTGTTTAAAGTACAATGATAAATTAAATCTCGCAATTACACAAATCGCTTTATCCGATGTTTATAAAAATGAACATAATTATAAAGCTTCTGAGAACTACTTAGATAACTCTCTTAAAAATATACGTGAGTTTGGAGATAAAGCAAATGAGCTTAAAATTTTAAGTCGTATTTCAAGAATAAAATATCTTCAAAATAAATACAAGGATGCGTATAGTTATTTATTGAATGCATATCTTTTAAAAGATACTGTTTTAAATTCAGAAAAAACAAAGGAGATTACAACTGCAAAATTAAGTTCTGAGTTTGAAAAAGAAAAGGAGCTTATTGAATTAAAGCAGAAAAAAGAACAAGAAGTTCTTAATGCTAAAATTGATAAGGAGCATGCTATTGTAAGATATTTGATTATTACAGCAGTTCTTTTGCTATCATTAGCTATTGTTATATTTAGAATTTATCGCTTGAAATATAAATCCGAGAAGATTATTGAAGCTAAAAATAAAGAGATAATGGATAGTATTGAATATGCTAAAGGTATTCAACAAACCATCCTTCCAAAATTACCAGCTCATGCTAGTGTTTTATTTAAGCCAAAGGATATTGTGAGTGGAGATTTTTATTGGTATAAGAAAATTGGTGATGTTGAATATTATGCTGTAGCCGATTGTACTGGTCATGGTGTTCCTGGGTCTTTGTTGTCAATGTTGTGTACAGAGCTTTTAAATTCAGCAGTTAATAATCCAAACAATACTTTCCCAAGCAACATTCTTTCTGAAGTTCATAGAGAGCTTAAAAATAGAATGGAAATACTTGGTCGTAAGGATGGTATGGAAATTTCTTTGATTTCTTATGATAGAAGAAAAAAACACTTAACCTATTCTGGAGCAAACAGGGATTTGTATATTGTTCATAACAATAAACTGGAAGTTATTAAAGCTACAAAACATGGTATCGGTTCCGAATTTAATATTGATGGTTCTTTTGGTCTTTATACAACCAATGCTATTTCAGAAGGAGATAAAGTTTATTTTACAACCGATGGGTATATTGACCAATTTGGGTTGAAAGGTAAAAAATTTGGAAGTAAAGCTTTCAAAGGTTTAATTGAGATGGAACCAGATATTGAAATGTTGCAAAAAACTATTGAAATTTGGCAGATGGATGAAGAACAAACAGATGATATTTGTGTAATGGTAATTGACCTCTAAGATGAAGAAAGTTTCCAATAAACCATCTTTTAGAACTATAGTAATAAGATTGTCCCGGATTATTAAACATTCTGTTGTTTGGTTTATTTTTAGAAAAAGAGAACATTATTACGAAATAAACCATTATTATTACGTGAAGAGATTCTCTAATATTGCATAATGGAACTTTTTTTGTAAATTTGCGTATAATTTGCACTATGATTGAAACTAAAACACTCCCATTTACAACGGAAGACATAATTAAAGCAGCTGGGATGCACCCACTAAAAGCTCGTAATATCTATATTTACGGCTCTCAGGTTTATGGTACTGCCAGAAGTGGTTCTGACTGGGATATTATTTTGGTTGGGGCAAATTTGCTTGCTCATGAGGAAATCAGAAAAAAGATTGGTGATGAATTATTAAACATTCACATCATCACTCCAGATAAATTCTCTGAAGGTTTGAAAAACCATGATATTATGAATTTAGAATGTATCTTCGCTCCTAGTTGGGCAAAGTTGCAGGAAAAAATATCTATGGAAGAGTTTCAGGTAAACCCAAAAAAACTTATTAAGAACAACCTTGCTCAATCTTTTTCTAGCTGGAAGGGTGGAAAAATGAAATTGAATGATGGTGATATTTATCGTGGTCTTAAAAGTATTTTCCACTCATTGAAAATGCTTATGTTCGCAATTCAAATTTTAGAGCACGGGAAGATTGTGGATTATCCACAAGCCAACTATTTGTATTCTGAAATTAACGATTGTGATGAAGTAGATTGGGATTACTTCAAAGAAAAATATTTACCATTTAAAGTTCAATTAGAAGAAAAATTAAAATCATATGGAAAATCAGAATAACGTAACTGAAAAACGCCCAATTCATTCTGATATGAAATTTGAAGATTTCATGAAGGCTGATATTAGAATGTGTCGTATTAACTCTGTTGAAAAAATAGAGAACACTGATAAGCTTTATAAACTTGTAATTAACACTGGCATTGATACAAGAGTGGTTGTTAGTGCTATTGCCGATAAAGTTAAGCCTGAAGAGCTTTTACATTCAACAATGCCATTTATTCTTAACTTCCCCCCAAGAAAAATGAAAGGTGTTGAATCATTTGGAATGATTATCATGGCCGAGGATTCACAAGGGAATTATTTACCATTAAGAAACAATGAGGCTGAAGCAGGCTCAATAGTAATTTAATAATATGTTTGGGTTTACAAGATTTGAAATGGAATCTATATGTTAGCTATATGCTAGAAGAGGCTTCTGTTGAATTAAGACGAGATATAAATCGTTATTACAAGGAAAAAAATATCAAAAGAAAACCTAGAACAAAATTAAAAGGATAAAAAATGAAAGATGCTTTAGGAGATAGAATGAAAGATTATGAGGTCCGCTCAAGAACCTCTCTTCCTAGAAGAACTTATGCTGTTATTAGAATTGATGGTAAAGCTTTCCACACTTACACAAAAGGCCTTAAAAGACCTTATGATGAAGATTTAATGGAAGACATGAATGAGACAACTAAATTCCTTTGTAAGAATATTCAGGGGGCAAAATTTGGGTATGTTCAATCTGATGAAATTTCAATTCTTCTTACAGATTTTGAACAAATAGATACACAAGCTTGGTTTGATTATGAAGTGCAAAAAATGACATCTATTGCCGCTTCTATGGCCACAGCTATTTTCAATCGTTTAAGATTAAAGAGATTGAAAAATGGAGTTTTTGCAAATGAAATTGAAGAGCATGGTAAAATGGCTATGTTTGATGCTAGGGTGTTTGCAATTACAGACCCATTTGAAGTAGCAAATTATTTTGTTTGGAGACAGCAGGATGCAACCAGAAATTCTATTTCTATGGCTGCACAATATCACTGTGGGCACAAAGCAACAATGAAGAAGTCTTCAAACGAAAAACAGGAAATGATTTTTCAAACCACTGGTGTAAATTGGAATGATTATCCAGAGCGTTTCAAAAGAGGAGCCCTTATCCAAAAAATTAAAGTTGAAAAAGAGGGTGGTGTAATTAGAAGTGCTTGGGATAATCCAGGAACTCCTATTTTTACAAAAGAGCCGGGATTTTTATATAAACAAATTCCTGTAATTTCTGGTTCTGGAAAAGTTATTTCTTTAAGAGAATTATATAACAAAACAGTTGGACCTGATTACACAACTCAGATTTGTGAGTTATGTAATGCCAAAACTGGCCCAGACCATTTTAGTGGTTGTGATAGAAGCTCAGAAGAAAAATGTGCTTGGTTTATAAAATAAATAATTTAATAATGTGTTGATAGGCATAGTGTCTTTGGAAGACATTGTTGAGGAGATTTTAAAGGTGGAAATTATGGATGAAAGTGATACTGTTGCAGACTTGCAACATCAAGCTAGAAATTCAAATAAAAAAGTAATAATCAAAGAATAAAAAACATGAAAAACCTAATCTACATTTTGCTGTTATCTACAATTTTTGTTTCTTGCGGCTCTTCTAATATTAATGATGCCGTAGTTGTTGAACAAATTTATGTTTTAGATAATTCTGAAGGTCAAAGTCATAAGTATAAAGTTAAATTAAAAACAAATCCGGGAAGTTCAGATGTATATTATTACACAAACTATCGTTTTCAAGTCGGGGATTCTTTAATTTCTTATTACGAGCATTTTGATAAGAAAAATACCGAAATCTCAAGACTAAAAAGAGAAAATGACTCTCTTAAAAAAGAGTTATCGGTTTCAAATTTTTATTTACAAATGTTGAAGGAAAGAATTTTAACTGATACATTAAGAAGAAAATAAAATGGAAGCTATTTTACATTTTCTAGGTCTTTGTCCTGATAGTTTTTCTCATTTTGATTTTATGGACATTGTTATTTGTTATTACAATGAACTTCAAAGTATAATTAACTTTATCAGAATTAAATTAGGCTCATGAGAAATATTAAATTCAGAGTTACAATGTCAATACTTGCTGTTATGATTATAGCAAGTCACATATTAGCGTATAAAAAAGATGTTTTTGGAATTGACCAGTTGATACCTTCTATTTTAGGATATTTTTCTATATGGGCAATTTTAATGACTTTAGATTTAGGAGAAAAAAGCAAGTAATATGAGCAAAGAAACAAAAAGAATATTCGTTATATGTGGAGGTACAATGAATCATGTAACTCCACATTTTTCATTATGTGCACCAGCCTATGGAAGCGTTGGGTTAAAATTGTACAATGAATTAAATAAACAAATAACCAATCGTGAAGTTTGGCAAAATGAGTTTATTAAAGACCCAGAACAAAGAGATAAAATAAAATATACAGTTGAATTAATCCCAACTCAAATGGCTCTTCATGTTCTTCCGGGAGAAATGGTGATGGGATATTATTATTTCCTTGAAAAAGCTGGTTTAAAAAGATTGGAGACAAATCAAGATTTAAGTAAGCTAATTGACTATCTTATTTCAAACAAAGAAACAAGGTCTATTATAATGGCTGCAGCTGTTTGTGATTTCGAACCAAATGCTCTTTCTGAAATATTGGACATAGATGTTTTAGGTGAACCACAATTAAAATTTGGAAAGGACCAAAAACGATTAGATTCTGGAAATTGTTATAACATGGACATTAAACCTTCAGAAAAAATATTGTCTAAAATCAGACAACAGCGAAAAGATATTTTTGTTGTATCGTTTAAAACAACTTCTGGAGAAGGCAGAGATATGACTTATAAAAAAGGTTTGCTGTCTTTAAAAAAGAATAGTTCAAATCTAGTTTTTGCAAATGATATTAAGGAAAAAATTAATATGGTAGTTACACCAGAAGAATTTCCTTATGAAAGCAATACCAGAGAAGAAGCTATTAAGCAACTTGCTGATATTACATTTAAAAGAATTAATTTGACATTTGGAGATAAAACAATTCTTCAAGATGATAAAAGAGCTTTCCCAGATGAGCTTATAAAAGAGGGTGCAATACCTCAAAATTGGTATGACGTTATGAAATATCTCATGGCCAATAACGCTTTTAAGCCACTTCCTGATACAGGTAAGACCAGTGGACATTTTGGGTGTCGTGTTGAAGGGAAGGAATATGAAAGAATCACTTCAGAACGCAAAATAAACCACAATGAGAGTTTTGAACGTGGTATGATACCAGTTTATTCATATAAAGATGGAAAACTCGTTGTAGGGGGCGCAAAGCCTTCTGTAGGAGAAAAGACACAAGAGGTTATTTATCAAGAGCTGGGTGATAAGATTCATTCTATTGTACATTTTCATTGTCCTTTAAGGAGTTTTGTTGACGGTAATCAAGTTATGTTTTCTGAACAAAAGAAAGCTGTTTTAGAACTTGGTACAGTAATGTCACCAAGATTAGAAAGGATGATTTCAGTAAAAGAGCAACTTCCTTACGAATGTGGTTCTGCAGAATGTGCTTATAATACCATGTCTGGTATGGAAGAAAAAGAGCCCGGAATTTATGCTGTTCATTTACATAATCATGGACCAAACATTGCTTTCCATAAAGATGTACCTGCTCAAAAAGTAATAGATTTCATAAATAAATACTGGGATTTGGACGATAAAACTGGTGGTGTTTTGAAATAATGTTCTTTTTGCATATATTTATAAAGGCGGGGTTGGTATCTCCGCCTTTTTTTGTGTAAAAAAGCATGGTAGATGAAATTAGAACAATAATAACATTGGCAGTTGGTTTTATAATTTATTTTATTGGCTATACTGCTGGAAAAAAAGAAGGAGAAAAATGAAAAAAATTTTAGCAACATTATTATTATTTATGTTGTTTGTAAAATCTATAGGACAAACTTATGTTTTAAGTACTGATGTAGATTTTAGAAATGATACACTGATAGATACTTCTTCAGTAGAGAAAAGTATGCTAACAGCTGCTTGTGGAACACCATTTTTATCAACTGGCTATCCTGCATGGACAAACTATTGGGCAGGTTGGATGGTTAGAATAATAAACACAAATGCATGTCCTATTGTTATAAACAGTTTTGAAGCAAGATTTCAAGGTACTTCTGGTTATAGAATTTATACAAAAACAGGTACATTTATTGGATTTGAAACAAATGCTGCTGCATGGACATTGGTTGGCTCTTTAGCTAGTCTAACTGGAACTTCAACAACAGCACCAACAGCAATACCAATCGCTGTAAATGTTACAATACCACCAGGTGGAAGTCAGTCTTTTTATAAGACGGAGCGTAAAACCCACCCATCAGAATGTGGGTGGGATGTAAGCGACAGACACTAGCCCTGTGTTAAAATGTATTGACGAATGGTATCTGGCGATGCCTCACCAATAGAACAAACGAAAAAACCATCTGACCAAAGGATTTTACGATACCAATAGTATTGACGAAGTGTAGTGTGATGTAACAACCATAATTGACGTGTAGATTCTTGTTTTAACCTACGGACAATTTGAGCAATAGATAATCTTGGGATGTATCTAATGAGAAAATGGATATGGTTAAGGTCACTTTCCATTACCTCAATTTCAAAATCTGAATCATCTGCTATGAATTGAAAGATAGATTTTAAATCATCATTTAACTGACCAACTAATATATTTCTACGATACTTAGTAACTAAAATTAGATGACATTTTAAGTAGTGTTTTGAACGATTTGTTGAAATGTACTGTGATTTTTTAGACATAATGAAGCAAATTTTTGTGAATGTTTCTCAAAATGAATGGAAATATTTACAAAAATTTGCTGATTTGTAAAAAATGTTATACTTTTACAAAAGTTTAGACTATATTAATAATAGAATGAATCAGATACATAAATCATATAAGTTTAGAATTTACCCAACAAAGGAACAAGAATCCTTGTTGAGCAAACACTTTGGGCATTGTAGGTTGGTGTTTAATAGATTTTTAAATGAACGTAAAGAGAAATATCTAAATGAAAAAACTTCACTTAATTATTACGATAATGCAAGAACTCTGACTGAACTAAAAAAAGATGAAGAGTTTGTTTGGTTGAAAGAAGTAAATAGTCAATCATTACAAGCATCTATTAGAAACTTAGATATTGCATACAAAAACTTTTTTAACAAACAGAATAAGTTTCCGAGATTTAAGTCAAAGTACGACAGACAAAGTTTCAAAGTACCACAAAATGTGTCAGTTGAAGAAGGTAAATTGGTAATACCTAAATTCAAAGAAGGAATTAAGTTAAATCTTCATAGAAAATTGGAAGGCAAACCTTTGTTTGCAACAATATCTAAATCAACAACTGGTAGGTATTATGTTTCAATTACTTGTGAAGTGAGTTATATACCATTTGATAAAACCAATAAATCTGTCGGAATAGATACTGGTATAAAAGATTTAGCAATACTTTCAGATGGTAAAGTATATGAGAATATAAGAACACTTAAAACTAAATTAAAGAAGTTGAAATATGAACAAAGACAATTATCTAAAAAAACAAAGGGAAGCAATTCCAGATTAAAGCAAAAATCAAAACTTGCGAAAGTACACGAAAAATTAACCAATATTAGAAAAGACTATTTGCATAAAGTCAGTACAGAAATCATCAAAAACCACGATGTAATTTGTATTGAAGATTTGGCTGTGAAAAATATGATGAAGAATCATAAATTAGCACAAGCATTTTCTGATGTAAGTTTAGGTGCTTTTTACACAATGCTTGAATATAAATCTAATTGGAATGACAAGACAGTTGTAAAGATTGACCGATTCTTCCCAAGTAGCAAAACCTGTTCGAGGTGTGGGTGGATTAAACAAGATTTAACACTTTCGATAAGAGAATGGACTTGCGAATCTTGTGGTGAAGTTCACGATAGAGATGTAAATGCAGCAAAGAATATATTAAAGCAAGGAATAAATATATTGTCTGGTTGTGGGATGCAGTCGGACACAAAACAAAAACAAGGCGAGGCGT